TCGATCTCCTTCGGTCCGGATGAACATGAACTCTTTGGCCTGATCGGGTTGGCGGCTCCAGCCATCTCCGATGGGAGCGGCGGTGAAAAGGTAATCTCCTACGAGGATTTCGTCCTCGCATTTGACTTGGCATTCGAGCCCTCGAAGGAAGGTGTACTCGATGGTTGAAAAATCGCTGCCGTAGCAATCCCAGCGTTGGGCCTGTTGCGGTCGCCATTCGGGTTCTGGCGTTGGACTGAAGGCTATGGCATGTGGCGGAATGGATCGGTAGACTGCTCCGCATTCGAGTAGGACGGTGCAACCCCACATCCTGCCGTGTATGGAGGTGAGTCCGAACCAGATGCAGGGGATGAATCCATTGGCTAATCCGAGAAAGGATGAATCGACCCAGCAGTACTGGTGATGGGGCAACTGGCCAGCTTGTGAGTAGGTCATTTGAGGATCGTCCTGATCTGTTCCCTTTGTTGTTTCTGCGAACTCCTCAACAGGCACTCAATCCAGCGGTGCGAATCTAATGATGCGAGGAATTCCAATTCGGGGTTTTTGTCGTAGTTCTCAGCCTCAAGCAGGTTGGCTACTTTGATGCATCCGTTCTTGGTACGGTAGACAAACGCTACCGACTGAAACTGCTCGTTGGTCATGTAGGGGAGAGTTTCGCGACTCACAGCTCCTCCTCCTGCTCCCAGAGTTCGCGGTGCTTCGATTCCTTGGCTAGTACAGGTCGGGCGTACTGAAGCGGCAAATGCGGTGACCTTTTCCATCGGTCATAAGCCTTCGCTACCATTCCGCTACCAGGGAACATATCCACAAATTGATCCTGTGGTTGCACATTCAGTAAATCCAACAGCCAGAACGTAAATCCTTCTGGTTTTGCTCCTGAGCATCCCTTCTTGAGCGTGATGCACTCGCTGACCCAATCTCGCACCGTTGGCATAGTTCGGGGGCGTGGCCTGCCCCCCCGAAAGATCAGCGGCTCCCAAGCGTATGCCACCGTCACGTTGGGCTTGAACACCGCGAACGGCTTGACCCATGCCGCCACGCGGCAGTCTTTGGGACACATCGGGAGGATTGTCCGCAGGCTGGGAGTGTGTAAACTCATGGCCCATCCGTCGGGAAACTCGTCGCAGAGTTGCCTGACAAGATGACGGTGCCTTTTGGGGTCGTCCCATTCATTGGCCCGTGAGTGCATTTTTCCGTACAACCGTTTGCCACATCCAAGGTAGGGCGGGTCTGCGTAGCAGAATCGCATGGTTCGGCTCACAGCTCTTCCTCCTCCTCCCACATTTCTCGGTGCTTCAGTTGCGATGTCTCCAGTCCGAGCTTGATCAGGTGTTGAATCCGGTCGTTGAGTTCGCCGGTCCTGTTCCGCAGGTGTTGGTTCAGCACCCGCAGTTCCCGCACCTCCTGCTCCAGCTTGGCTAGGTGCGATGGCATGGGGTGTTTGTCGTTCATGGTTTGTCCTCCTCAACCCGTGCTGAATTGCTTCTCTGGCTTATTTGAATAAAAGTTTGCTGGCGATCTCTTCTTTTCTGATTCCTAATTTCTTCAATATCTTCATGTGTCAATGTTTCGATTGGTTTCAATTCTGATTTCGGGATGAAATAGGCTGGTTCTCTGTTGTTCGGAGTTCCGAAAAATCGCTCCTGCTTCGCATCGAAGCCGCTGATCCAACCGCACACTTCATAACTGCCGCAACTGCCGGTCACCAAGACCCAAACACAGTTTTCGGCATCGTCAGGACGCACGATTAGATCGTAGCTGGATTTGCTCCTGGTACGGACCTGAATACCGTAGAGATCACATTCCTTCCAAGCGTTTACCGATCCCGGCCAGTACATGTTGAGGGCTTTTGCAGCGGCCATCTCACCAAGAGCGCCCTCAATGTGGTGTGACCAACCTTCTTCCGGCGGGGTACCGGACTTTTGCCGACACTTGCGTATCACCGCGTGGTAGTGACGTAGTCCTCCAACTCGGAGGCCAGCACCCATTTCGGTAGATTTGAGCGTAATTTTCATCTCGTTGTGCTGTCACCGACCACCGCCGGTCGCGTAATGGAGGATGAGCAGGGCGTCGGCATTGCCGAGCGTGACATCCAGATGGGGATATAGTTCTTGGGCCTTGCTCTTGAGCTTGCGCTTCCACTCCGGGCCGGTGCCGCAGGACTTGCGACCTCCGAGTCCGAGTGGTTCCTGCCAGACGCGAGGTTCGACCCTATGGAGGGCGTAGCCCTGTGCGTAGGCCAATCCCTGAACGATGCCGTAGTTTTCGTGGAGGGTGGCGACGGCGGTGGCTGGCGTGAGCTTGGAGACAAACTTCGGGATCTTCTCGATCCAGAGGTGGGAGTCGGACACCTTGAACCCGGTGAGGAGTTGATGGATATCCGGAACGGATTCGGGCATTGGGAACAGGAGGATGCCGTCCCGAGTATGGACTGCGAACCCGCCGTTCACGCCCGGGTCACAGGCTACGATTGTTTTGTTCATGGGGTTGTTGTGACTTGATGGTGAGCTTGTGACCTACCCAGACACCGATCAGGGTGCAGACCGGGAGCATGAGTGCGATGGCGATGATGGTGCATGCGGTACTCATACGATGGCGCATCCGAGTTGCTGGTAGCACTTGAGCCGCTTCTTCGCATGCGCCTGGGCGAGCGGATGGAACACATCCTTGAAGTCGTGGATGAAGGCTTCGTTCTTGCCCGGTGCCCGGCGCAGCGCCCTGCTGGCCCGCTGGATGGTTTTCTGGGGGCTTCTGCCTCCGGACACCATCACAAGGGTCTCGACGTTGGGCAGGTCCAATCCCTCGTCGGCCAGCGAGGTGGCGATCATGGTCCTGATGTTGCCGGCACGGAACTCCTCCATGGCTTCTCGCCGTGCCTTCTTTGGTATCTTGGAGTGGACGAGGATGGATCCCTTGATCCGGATCGCGTAGGTCTCGCCAAGGCTCACTCTGGGGACGAGGACGAGGGTGGGTGAGTGGCTGTTGCCGCAGGTGGCGAACATGATCGCGGCGTCATTCCTTCTTTGGTTCTGGCAGATGCCGATGTCGGTGATCGCTTCCCAAGCGCACATGGCTCTGAGTTCGGCCGCACGGATCCGCATGTAGCGTTTGCGATCCATAAACAGCCTCTCAATGTGATCGTCGATCTTATGCTGGATCGCAAAGTCTGAGGCTGAAGAGAGATAGACTGTGGCATGAGCCAGCACACCGGCGATATCATCCCTTGTGATCTCGTAGACGTTGTTGAAGAAGAGGTTTCGCAGGATCGTGTTTCGCTCGGCATCGTCACACCAAGGAGTGGCGTCGAATCCGAAGCGTCTGCCGGGACAGGACTGAATGATCCGCCGCCATGATTCAGCAGGAGCGTGTTTGGCCTCATCGACGATGATGACGGCCTTTGTGAAGAAATCGACCGACTCATGGGGGCAACGGACCTCGACCAAGTCGGGGCTGACTCCGACCGATTCCAGCGCAGCGATTGCCTGCTGGCAGGTCTCGCGGGTAGGAGCGAGCCATCCAAAGCGTGAACCAGGTAAAAGGGACGAAAAGTGTTTGATGATTGAAGCAGCGATGAGGGTCTTTCCGCATCCGGCGGGGGCGATGATGATCCCACCATCCCTCATGGCCCACTCGACGGCTCGCTGCTGGTAGGGTCGGAGGAGAAAGGCTTGCTTTCCTGCGGATCCGGATTGATCTTGGTCTTGCATGACGATTCGTTGCGTTATGCGCTGATAGGGACTTATTCATGTTTCACCCCCGGAGGCTGATACCTCCGGGGGCTTTTGTTTACTGATCAGATGGTGTCGTTGTCGGCCGGCACCTTCTTCATGCGACGAACACGGAGCGTGGTCTGCTCTGCCCCGTTCTTGTCGGTGTACTTCTCCTCTTCGAGGACGATGACCATGGAGAGACCGACGAATCCTGCGAGGAAGCCATGGAAGGCTCCGCTGACAGAGAAGTCGAACTCCTTGCCATCATCGATGTTGGCTTCGGTGGCGCTGATGAGGGACTGGACACGCCACATCAGGGTCTCCTTGAGGGCGAAGCGGTCGCTGACGATCTCGCCAGCGGAACCCTTGTACTTGAGGGTGACGACGGCATTGCCGTTCTTGTCGAGGCCATCGTCCTTGGCGGACGAGACGACGACGGTGTATTCGCCGGGACTCGGGAAGGGCTTCACTTCGGCTTGGCTGCGATCAACTGTGAACTTCATGTATGTTACTTTCGTTGTTAGTTGTTACTGTTGGGGATCCTGACGAGCTGCCCACGCAGGCAGCGAGAGAGACTGCACGGTCGATGCGTAGCACGGCCATGAGTTGAGGGTTTCGCACTCCTTGAAGAGCGAGAGTTGCGAGTCGATGATCTCGTTGCCGAGATCGATGGCCTGCTGATCCAGTTCGTAGCAGGCGACACCGAACGGGGCTTCCTTCTCGACGGCGATGAAGATGAAGCGGTCGATGCCGGTGATGCGCTGATACCATGCGGCTTGGACATGGTAGCGGAACTGAGCGACCGACTTGCCGAACGCCTGCGGTGAGGCGTCTTGGGTGGTCTTGAGATCGATGATGGCGTCCCGAGAGAGACCGTCGATGCGGGCCTTCACGGCGATGTTGTTCCAGGTGTCGAAGTACGAGACCTCGAAACTGGTGCATGAATTGAGAGCGGACGCAGCGGCCGCATGGGCGTGGACGCTGGTGGCGAGGTAGACGAGTGAGTCCCATGTCTCGATGGCCAGCGGGGTGAGTCCCCTGTCCACGATGCCTTGGTACTCGGCCCTGCCCTCCTTGGTGCGCCGGTCGCCATCAAAGGGTTTGTACCGCTTGTAGAACAGTTCCGGCTCAAGGACGGCCATGTGGGCGGCAGTCCCGTACTCCATGGCTGGGGTGACCTCCGGTTCGGAGGTTCCGTCCTGCCATGCGCGGAAGTGAGCGGGGCTCCTGCGGAACTGGTCGAGGCCGGACTTGGAAAGGGCCTTGCGTCCGTGATACTGCGAGGCCGGCAGGTCGTGGATGATCTCAGGCATTGGACACCTCCGTGGCGATGGGGGGCTCAACGGTGACCAGCTTGGAGAGGATGAGGTCCGGCTTCTTGATGTAGCGCGCAGCGGTGACATCATCGAGGTCGCGGAAGGTCTGACCGTCTTTGAGTCGGCCAGCCTTGATGAGGAGTGCATTGACCTCTATCTCGCGGGACTCGAAGAGTGTCTCCAGCTTGGTGACGAGGTCGAATGATGGGGACGGGGTGACGGCGACCTCAGAGGGAGCGGGGGTGAAGTCTTCCGTTTCCTCTGGGGTGTAGATGCCGGCGACCACTTCGGGTGCCAGCATGCG